TGCGGCAATGGGATATGACGAGCTGCATTTGCCGTTTGGCAGCAAGCCAATGATGCTTGTGCCAGTGATTAGCGGCAGTGGTGGATCAGCTGGTCAAATTTTGATTGGCGTTGGCTTGGTTGCCGCTTCGTTCTTGTTACCTGGCGCAGGATTGTTTGGAGCGTCTGCGTTTGGTGCTTTTGGTGGGCCAATAGCAGCTGCTGGAACGCTTACAACTGTTGGCACAGCACTAAGTGCTGTTGGCGCAAGTTTGATCCTTGGCGGTGTAGCAAACATGATTTCACCGCAACCAGAAGTACCAAAACTTAGTTCCAATCGCTTTGATGGTGGCACAAACACTAGGGGTACCGGACCACAAGGCGTATCCCGTGGTGCGGATGGCCAGCAATCTTATGGCTTTACAGGGCCTGCAAATACCGTTGGAACGGGTGCAACTGTGCCTGTAATTTATGGAGAAGTCATTACAGGTGGTCACCTGTTAGCGGTAAACCTTGAAGTGACTGACGAGTCAGACCGTTTAGCAAAAGCAATTACTCGTCCAGACGTGCGTGAGACGACTATCAATAGTGAGCGAATTACTAGAGACATTAAATCTGCTGGTGGTTTAAAAGTAAGGCGATTACCAAGCCGTTTTGACATAAAAACCAACGATAGGGACAAGAAAATAAAAATTGATCAAGGCTTTGGTCCAGGAGAAAACAAGTCGTTGAGTGTTGGGAAAATAATCACAACAGGCAGTGGTACTGATTTAAGGTATAACAAAGGCGACAACAAGCGCGAAAAAGTTGACGTTATTTTAAAACTTGAAAACGGCTTGTCTGACAATGTGTCAGGCCCGGACTCTACAAAGATACCTGGTTTTATAACTTATGAGGTTAGATTAGTTTTGAGGCGAAGCGGTGCAGATGCACTTGCCGCAACAGCCCGCACCACCGTACAAGGGCTTTTCAATCCAAATCAAAGTTTAGTTTACGGTCAACGTTTAGAATTGCCAAAGGTAAAAAACAGCAGTGTCAAGGGGATTACTGTAGAGGTTGAAATTATTGACGCTGAAGCGATCGACCGGACGACTTTTGCCGTTGTCGGCTACGGCTACGACCTTCTTTAAAAATGGCTCTTAACTCCACAACCAATCTGCACGTCGTTGACCTTATCGGTGAAGGGCCTATCGAAGGTCTTGCGACACAAAACCGACGAAGCATATTTTTAGACGAAACGCAAGTACCAGGCAAGAACCAGGGAACGTATGACTTTGCAATACGGCTTGGAACGCCTAAGCAATTGCCTTTTGGGGATCAAACTGCGTTCAAGGATAACGTTTCATCCTTAGTTGATGTTGGAGTCCAGGTTGGCGCAAACTACAGCGAAATCCTAAATGTAAACAATCAAGTTAAGAAAAGAGATTACGGGGCGGGTGATGTTGTTCGTACGATTACAGATACAGAGGTGGATTCTGTGCAGTTGGTATTTACAGTGCCCAAGCTGTATTGCCAAGGAATGGAAGGGCTTGCGAAGGGTCAGCTATTTTTTGCACAAATCAAATTTCAAGTTGCGATCCAAGCAAAGGGCAGAGGGTATGAGCCAATTGATTTATTAGATGCTGACGGTGTTGAGACCGGCAACAATATAATAAAAGGAATTTCTACATCAAATTATCAGGTAAAAACCAGCGAAATCAAGTTAAACGGCGAAGGACCTTGGAACATTAGGGTAAGGAAGAAGACTTTTAGGCCGGAAGAGAGCGCATTTGAAGTCCAAAAAGAGGACTTTGAGGACATATCAAAAAACACTCCTCTTGCGAATACTCGCGCTGATACTTTAATTTGGAACTCTATTATTGAGATTAAAAATGTTAAGGTAAATTATGCAAATACGGCCTGTATCGCTTCAAGCATTGACGCGGAACTTTTTAATACTTTGCCTAAACGTGCGTACCAAGTGCGTGGTTTGAAAGTAAAGATCCCAAGTAACGCCACGCCTCGTTCAGACGGGAGCTTGAAATACGAAGACGATATTCCTTTTGATGGTCAATTAAAAGACGGGCTGCATTGGACGACATGCCCTGTTTGCTGTTTTTACGACATGCTTACTAATTCTCGCTATGGAGCGGGAGACTTTATTGACGCTAACAACGTCAGTTGGATAGATCTAATTGAGCTATCTAAGTATTGCAATAAGCTGATTCCTAAAGACCCTTTTAATCCTGGCGAAGGGCAAGAGCCAAGGTTTGCGATCAACACTGTGATTGGTTCACGGGCTGATGCGTATAACGTCTTGCAAGATCTTGCCAGCGTATTTCGTGGAATGATCTATTGGAAAGCTGACACCGTACAGGTTGCAGCAGACCACGGGAATATTGACGGTAGTGTTCTTGACCCTATTCATGTTTTCAATAATTCAAGTGTTGTTGGCGGAGGGTTTGAGTACAGCGGGTCATCTCTTAAAACACGTAGCTCGCGTGTAAATATTAGGTATAACGATCCAGATAATTTTTATAAGCCAAACTCTGTAATTATTGAGAACCAAAGCTTGATTGCTAAGTATGGAGTGCAAGAACGTGACGTAATTGCATTTGGTTGTACGTCAAAACATCAGGCTCAACGTATGGGTCGGTGGATTCTTGCTTCAGAAGAAACTGAAGGCAACGTTGTTTCGTTCTCTGTTGGTTTAGAGGGTCTTTCTGTATTGCCTGGACAGATTTTTGCTGTGTCGGACGCAATGCGTCAAGGCGCTCGATTAGCAGGACGTGTTTCTGCTGCAGATCTTGATCATATTGTTGGCGATCAAACGATTGCGTTACCTGGCGGGAGTAACAATGTAGTGACTGTTGTGTTGGCTGATGGAACGGTTGAGGCAAAGGCAATCAGCAGCGTTCTTGGAAGTCGCATTAACGTTTCTAGCCCCTTCTCCCAAATACCGGCTGATGATGCTGTCTACACAATTACAAATAGCAGTGTTGAGAACCAAAAGTTCCGTTGCCTTTCGGTAGGGGAAGGCGAAGGCGGTGTTTATTTAATTACTGGCGTCCAGCATGTAGACAACGTTTACAACGTTGTTGAGGGCAAGGATTCACGGCTTGATTTTGCTGATATTTCGCTGTTTGACGAAAAGCCTGAGCCACCAGAAGATCTACAGATTACATTTACTGAAATTAGTCAAAACGACAATACGGTTAATAGAACTGTTTTCTCCTGGAGCAGAGGTTTAATTTCGACTGCTGTCAAATTTAAAGTGCGATACAGGGTTGGAAGTGGCAACGATATTGAGACAGAAACAACAAACACGTATATCAACATTGACGGCTTACCTGTTGGGGCGGCCTTCTTTGGTCAGGTCAAATCAATTGGCCCAGCACCAAACAATAAAGAGTCGGAGTTCTCAACGTTAAGCGTCACTGTTGGTGCATCTGACGTTACGACAACTGTTAGCGGCGGAACAAATCAAACTCTGCCGCCTGACGCTCAAGACGTAACTATTGAAGCGGTTGGTAAAGATCAAGCCATTCTTCGCTGGATCATACCTGCTACGGGCAGCAACATAGTAAACCTGATCGCAATTATCCGTCATTCAGATAAGACAGATGGCACAGGTGCTTGGGCGGATAGTTCATTGCTTCGTCGCGTTGAAGCAAGAACAGGTTATGTAAGTTTGCCTTTAATCGAGGGTGAATATCTTGTAAAATTTGAAACTAAGACTGGTGCAAGAAGCGAAAATGCAGTCAGCGCAATTGTTAATTTACCTGATGCAATACCAAGGTTTAACCTAGAGGTTGCGCGTGAACATCAAGACCCGTTTGAGTTTGAAGGGCAAAAAGATGGTGTTTACTACAATGACAACTTGGATGGCCTAGTCCTTGACGGAGATGCCTTGCTGGACAATATTGCCAATACTTTTGATGATTTAACAACTGTTGATTTTACTGGAACGCAGGGCGCTGCAGGTATCTATCACTTTGGAAAGACCTTAGATCTGGGCGCAAGGTACAGCATTCTTTTAAAAAGAAGGTTGTTGATGCGTGGCATTTATACGAGTGATTTGATTGACGACAGGATTGAATTTATAGACAACTGGACTGATTTTGATGGCGCAATTGCTGACGACACAAGTGCAAGCGTTTATTTCCGCAAAACAGATCAAGAATCTATTGCCAGTCACCAAGTGCAAGAAGATGGTGGTTTTCTGCAATTCGAGGATGGCGGCAAAATCAAGCTCAGCTCAAATTTAGAGTTTGGGGAATGGATTCCTCTTGAAAACGGCAATTACGTTGGTAGACAGTTTCAGTTTAAAGCTGAGATAGAAACGTTTCATCCTGACCAAACACCTTTAATTGATCAACTTGGTTATTTGATGCAGCTGGAACGGCGGACCGAAAACAGTGAGCTTATTTACTCTGGCGAAGCAACAAAAAATGTAACTTTTGAGTATCCTTTTTATACCGATGATGACACCAAGGTCGCTGTCAGCATTGTCGCCTATGACATGCAGACTGCTGATTATTTTGAGATGTCTGAAGCGACTGCCACCGGCTTTAGCGTCACGTTCAAAACTTCATTCGATGGCGATCAGGTCGTTAGCCGTGCGTTTAGATATACTGCTGTTGGATATGGCACACTACAGCCAACGACCCCTTAGCTGAATTAACTATGGCTCAAGCTGACGGCAATGTTGCGAATGGTAGTGGAGCCGCCGTTCGTAGCGACATCAATACACAGCTCGGCGCGTTGTGGACGAATCATAGTGGCTCGACTGAGCCTTCTACAAAATATGCGTATCAGTTTTGGGTTGACACTACCGCTGGTGAATTGAAGCTACGGAATGGAGCGAATAGCGCATGGATTTCGCTTCGTTCAACAACAAGTGGAGGAATTGTTTTTCCTGCTGGTAGCGAGGCGGCTCCATCGTTAACGTTTGCCACTGACGGTCCTGATCACGGTTTTTACCGTTCTGCGGCTGGCGAAGTTGCTTATGTGACTCAGTTTAGCGGCGCTGATTTTACGCTTTTTAAGCTTGGTAAAGACGCGGGCGCAGGGCCATCGTTTTACTGGGGCGGTGCTATTAACACTACTGACCAGAACAATAACCCTCAGGGGACAAACAGTTACGAAGGGTTTGAGCTTCAAAAAAGAGGCAGGATTAATATTTCCATGAATGGCACTGCTTGTGCAAAATTTAATCGAATTGGCACAGGTGGTCTTAGTGCTCTTGGGGCTGTTGTCCAGTTTCACGCTAACGGTGTTCAGGCCGGTCGTGTTGGAATCCTTAGCTCAACAGACGTTAGTTTAATTGACAACTCAGACCGTCGATTAAAAGACAATATTACTGACATGCCGGAGGCCAAGTCTCGAATCAATCAGATTCAGATGCACCGTTTCCGCATGATTAGTGCGGATATTTATGAAGAAGGTTTTATCGCTCAAGAACTGCAAACTGTAGCTCCTGAGGCGGTAATGGGAACGGAAGACAGTGTTGATC